CATGGCCGTAGTTATTCCAATCCTCGGGTCCGCGTTGAACGTGGGTGCATTCAACGAAGTACTCCCAGGACTGAAGATGCTTTTCAGTGACACCGAACAATTGCTGGCCGGCAGGGATTGGTTCCAACCCCCAGTTAACACCGAGTTCGTTTTGTCCGTTCATCGAGGCGTTGGACTTGAGCCGTGGGAAGTCCACTGGCACGTGAATGTCCCCGATACAGAATTTGCTGAACGTCGTCCCATCCAAACCGTTCTTGCGCCGGAACTCTGGTGAGTCAAACAACGAGCGCACGGTCTTGAGGAACCCGTCCATAGACTTGACTTGCATGTCTGGCGAGTTGCGGTAGCCGACCTGCATGCCGTGGGCGAACCCATAGCGGTGCCCGCGGATGTTCTCGAAGATGTAAGGACTCATCTCTTCACGGATATTGACACGCGGTGTCTCCTTGAACCATTCAATCAACATCTGGTAGATTGTCCAGTCAAACGTCCGCTGTGCCTGGTATTTCATCGGCATGTACTTCGACGTGGCCTCGCGCATGTGGTTGCCGCAAGTGAACAGCAGCACGACCTCTTCAATCACGCGCACGCCACTAATCGGGTCGGGCACAGTAAGCTGAATGATGTCTTCCAATGCGGTCTTGAGCATCTGGTAAGTGAAGATAATCTGCGGGCCAATGAACAGGGCGTTACTGACCGGCGCGTCGTGTAGGTCGCCATTGCCCATGTCACCGCCCACCCAGATGTAGAGCTTCTTGATGGGGTACATTGCCCGATGCATGGTCAGGATGGCTTTCACTTTGCGAATGACATAGCCAATCCGGTTGCCGCAAATGGTCAGGTCAAATTCAGGGAAGCCCGATGTGTCACCAGGGCGAATCACATCACCGCAGTGCCAATCGCTCAACAGTAGAACGGCATCCTCATTGTGGTCCGATTTCAAGCCTGAGTGAGCTACGTCAAATTGCGGCGGGATGGGTTTGATAAGCGTTGGCCCGAAGAGCTTCTCTTGGCCAATGGCCAGAGCCAAATCGCGGACCTGCTGGACAGCTTCATCCAGGTGTCCAGAGTTGCTCATATATTCTTGGCGGTAGCGGCGCTCGGCGGCAAGCTGGAAACTGAGCCGGCGATTGTTTCGCATCAGGGTGACGTTGTCTTTAACGTACCCATCATTCTCTTTCTCTGTCACTACCCGTTTGAGCTTACAGGAAACAGCAAAGAGCTGGTGGTGGTCCGGCGTGTATTCCTTATTCGTTTCGGCGTCGCCAGTGACGGTCCGCTTAACCTTGAATCCCTTCTTGCCGGACTGCCGTGTGACCGTATCCGCTTTTGTCGTTGTGGAGCTCTGGCTGGCAACGAAGCCCATCTCCCACTTGCGCACGGTGAAGCTGTCCACGAACCACTTCGTGAGGTCAATTCCCAAGGCTTCAATCAACTGCTCTTCGTTGCAGATGCGGGTCGCCTCGAGATTGATAACTCGGACCCGTCCACCTTTACTTACTGTATCTTCAACTTTCTCCTGCGCGGGCTTTGGGCACCCGCAAGTTTTCTGGTCAACTCGGAAGGGCTTTTTCTCATTACACTGCGGGCATAGACGAGTTTCAACTTTTGCCATGAGGGTCTCCTGTGGAAAGATGAATATACTACGGTTTGCCGGTAAAGTAAATGCGGATGCCTTCAATGAGAAGGATGCCACCCATTGCGTACCACTTGTGCTTCTTCTTTTCCTTATCCACCGCGAGCTTCTTATCGTCAGCGTCAGCCTTGATTTGTTTCTTCAGCTCGTCGTTCTTGCTGTCAATAGTTTTGTCCCTATCCGACACTTGCGTCCGGAGGTCGGCAACACGAGATTGTTCTACGGCAACTTGAGTATTCGCATCGGTGAGGTTCGCTTTGCATGTCTGTAGGGAATCGAAACTGTCAACGAACTGGCGGGCTATAGGCAGGTCGGCAATCACCGTATCCCCATTGGCTGTCACTTCGCCCGGCGCGGCTTTATATTGTTCAGTGAGGCGGGCAGCGGCCTGTTGCGCTGTGAGGGTGGCATTCTTCTTAATGAGGTCGTCAAGGGCTTTGTCCCTGGACGAAATGGCGGCAATAAGTTGAGCTTCCCGTGCGTCTCGGGCGGCGTCACGCTGCGCGACTTCCGCGTCGTGTTGCGCCTGAGTTTGTTCGAGGCGTTTCACTTGGTCAACGACCGCGGCCAGAGCTTGCTGCGACTGTACCGCCTTTGCGGCGTCGTGCTTCTCGATGATATTCTGTACGCCCCAAACGCCGCCGAATAAAACGAGCACAATCACTGCTGTCAAAATCAGGTGGTGCGCCAGAAACGAAATGTCTTTCTTGATTGTCTGGATAGGACCGTTGAAAACAGGGAGCTGAGGTACGTTTGTCATATCAATTCCTTATACCGTCTTGCGAGTTCTTCGGGACCGCGCATATCGCCGTCCCATAAAACCTTGAGCTGTTCAAGCCACCGGTGTTCTTCTAAAGTCGGCCTGTTGGCACCCGAACAAAGGGCCTTCGGTTCCGTGTACTGTGGCTGCGGGCCGATGTTAGGAGTCTTCCAATAGTTCGGTGCCCGCTCAATTTCTTCTAACGTCCGGTTAGTCAAAAGGCCATGCGCTTCGCGCTCATGGTTCCGTATCGAAAGAGAAAGGCTCATAATCCCGAAAGCGCTTATCGGACGGCTGCATTCCGTGCACCGCCAGTTGTGGGCTTCCATTGGCCCTGGCCTTTCGTACTGGTACTGGTACTACTTTACCAGAGTGCGGGTAAACTCGTCCAGGTAATTCGCCGCACTGCGCATAAGCTCAGGTTTGTCAAGGAATTTGCGGATGCCGGAATTGCAAGCCCAACACAGGAGCCCGCGAATGGATTTCCTTAGTAGCCATCTCCGCATCTCAAGCGTAACTTCTTCCTTTGACTTTCCATCAATAACATGGTTGAATCTTGGGCAGGCAGCGAACCAAACACCGTCAACCGTCTCCCGCACCTCAAACTTGCTCCGGGCAACCTTGTGGTCGTGGTCTACGTGAAGGTCGCGCCCAGTAGGCTGCCGGCGACAGCACTTACAGGCGCCACCCTGTTCTAACGCCATCGCTGCATATCCCTCCGGCGTCAGTGCATATTTTTCCATGAGGTTCTTGGCCCGGCTATACGCCATCATGGCCTCTGCAAACTAACAACGAATTCATTGAATTGCTCCGGCGTCAGTGTGATGCTTGCCGCGTCACCACATCCACCGTCTGCTTTTGCCGGCGCCCGAACAGTGATTTCAACCCCTGTCTCCGTGCGGTTGACTGATAGGAATGCGGGGTAATTTGGTGCCGCTGTCGTATGAGCGAAAAGGTTGTCTCTCATGGTAGATGGATTCCCACCTTCAGCAACCCGGCTTTGATAAGATATCCAAGCGTCGTCCCAAAGCCGACAGCACCCGCGGCGTAAGCCTTGCCAAGCCGTTTCTGGACTTTGAGTTCAGATACGTCTGTCTTGATAGTGCCGATTTCAGTGGCCTGTGATGCTTTGAACGCCGTTAGCGCCTCCATCAATTCTTTGTTTGATGCGCGAATAGTTTCCGCCAGCTTCTCGTCAGCCGCGTGAAGGTATTGAATCATGCCTGGCTGCTGGCCACCAAAAATACGCTCGTGCGTAGTTTCTTGCCACTGCTGCATCCTGGCGAATGCGGCGGCCTGTTCACCTTGTGCTCTCAAGACTTCATCAATCTTTGCCATGACTGGGCTGCTTTCCCGGCTGGACCGGAGTTAGTCTAACATCAAAATGACTTGGATACCGCTACTGCTTGGCGGTGGCGGAGGTGTTGTAAGCGCGAACGTCACAATCACCATAGCGCAAGAAATACTTGAGCCGAGTGTGAAACTCCCTGTTTGTGCACCTGTCGAGGAAACAAGGTTATCCTCTACGGCAAAACTAGCACCGAAGTTAGGGTCACTTACTACAGCCGCTCTTTTCGTATACGGAGCGTTAGCTGTAAAAGTAGAATTGAACCCCGTCTGCGTGGCTATATATGAGATGACTACCTCATTTGCCACGGAGGTTGTGCCGGTAGGACCAACAGTTTGTGAGGTGCTTGCTCCGTTATTTGCTGATGCGAATTTGTCGTAGACAAATGTTGTACTTGCCCCGTATTCAAGTGCTGTTAGAAGAATGAAACCAGCACTGCTGTTGGCTGTGATTGCCAAAGAGGCCACGTTAGTTGCCGCTATAGCTGTCCAGATTTGGATGATGTGCTGCTGCGAACTGGCTAGCTGCGTGAAAGAAGCAACCATCGTGTAGGTATTTACGCCGTCAGTTACGCTGGTGACAGTTCCAATTGATAGGATTGAGTCGGCAATAACGACGATTGAATCGCCTGCTGTCACGGAGGCAGCCAGCGTGGCGGTTGTGTTTCCAGAACCAGTATTTGTTGCCGCCTGCACGAAGCCGCCCGCAGGGACGACGTCCTTGAAAGTCGCGATATGTCCCGCCCACGTTCCAGATGTGCCCGTTGCTGTGGCAGTATAGGAACTTGTCGCGTTGACAATATCGTACTCCATGCATATATAATCCGTGCCGGAGAATGAGATAGCTCCATACTTGGTGTATGCACCGCCAGCCACAATGCTTCCGCCTGCCATGCCCATGAAACCAATCAAAAGCTCATTCGCCACTCCCGTCGCGCCTGAAGCATTGGAGGAGGCGGTTGTGCCAGAACCTGTATTGAGTGCGGGATTCTTATCAAGCGTAGGCACACCTGCGCAGTTGAACTCGGATATAGTTATCCCTGTGAGTGATGGCGAACCCGTACTCGAAACAGTAACGTTGCAAGCGCCCGCTTTTGCTACGGCGTACCATCCCGCCCAGGTCTGCGTCCCGAACACATTCTGGTCTTGAAATAGTTGAATCCAAGTATGACTGTTTGTATCGGAGATGGACAAAGTTTGGTTTGAGTTGCATTCTCCCAACACAAGCAGAAGGTTGCCCGCCAATGGATTTGGAGAATAGGCGGACGATGCCGATGTGGCGGATTGCCAGGCATTGCTTACGTGTTGTCTAGGCGTAAAGGCCATTTGAATTAGAACCTATAGCCTTGCAGAGTCAACCCCATATTTGCAAGAGTCGTGTCGGCTGTTGCCGGCCCATCAATCTCAAGAATGTCGCCCGGCGCAAAGATGGCATCTGCGGCTTGCGTCCAGGTCCCGGACGTGGCGGATGCCGCAAAGTTGACAGTAGCGAAAGACGTGCCATTCTTTTTGAAGGTGTAGGTCGTCGAACCAGTGGCAGCGACAGAGGCGACAGCCTGCGCATTTGGCGCGCTGGCAGGAAATACGCATGCACGGTCAAGTGCGAGGTAGAGCAACACCTGGTTGTTAGAGCCGGTGCCAGGCATGAAAACACCCAAGCTCATTATGCGGGCCGCCACCGTATAGTAATTGGTGCCGTCAGTAAATACGAAAGCTGCATCACCCTGGTCAAGCGTCAAGTCGTGCGAGCGCCCGTTTATGGTCAAACTGTTTCGACTGACTGTGAGTACACCTGTGCCCATGTTGTAAATGAATACAACGAAGGTTGAGGATGGTGGCGGGTTGAGAAGTGTAAAGGTGGCGGCGGAGGCGCTGTTCAAGATTACAGCTTTACCAGTATCACCGCTCACGATACTGTAGTTGCCGGTCTGGACGTTGGTGCCGCCCAGTGAAATTGAGGTGCCGGAGGTTGGGACAGCCAATGGCACGACATTGGTGCCATCGCAGTATATCCAAGTGTACTTCGTAGCGTCCACTGGGACGTTGACCCCAGTTCCACTTGCTGTCTTGAATACAAGTGCGAAGCCGCCTGTCGTGTTATTCATGACAGCATAGAGCTTCTTGTTGGTAGGAACAATCATGTGGCGCAAAGCAGAAATCGTTCCAGTGACCTGGATGACCATATGCGTCAGTGCTTCGGCGGATGAGAAGGTGTAGTCCGCGTCTGCGGGTAGTGCTTTGACAAGCAGGTCCGTCAGGGCGACGTCAAGGTCGTCGAACGCCGTGTTCGCAGTCACTTCTTTGTTGTTTTGCGAAGCTACGATATGCACGATTGCTAGGTTTGGTGTAGACATAGTCCCTCTCCACTTCTTGTTATGTTACGGTCAGAAAGCTCCATTCGCCGTGCTGCCGGTTCCCACTGTATCATTTTCAGTCGCAAACCCGCGCCCGATTGACGCCGAGTTCTGGTAAACAATCATTTTGACGCTCGTCTGGTGGCCGCCAAAATCCGTCACTTGGTCTGCGGCCAGGTAAGTGTAAGACGGCGAAGACAGCCCGCGCACGGACCGGACAACCGTGGTGCCATTGTAGATGTCCAGGTCGTAGCTCTCACTTTGCTCCGACAGTGGTACGGTGCCTGTCCCGTCAAGCCATGCGCCACCAACACGGGTGCGGCGAATCCAGGTGATGCTGATATCGTGTGTTGACGGATTGGCTGTTCCAGTGAATGAGCCAGGTGCATACGGTTTTAGGTCGTTGCCCTTTAGAGTTTGCACTTGAGGTGAAACATCAGACGGGAAGTTACCAATGGTCACACCCTTATAGTAACGCAACTGGTTGATGACCGAAGTAGCCAGGGCCATGTGCTGAAGCGTTGCCGCAGACAAAGCAATAAAGGTTTCACCGGCGACGTGCGTCTTGCAAGCATATTCTGTTCCGCGACGGCCGCGCAGTAAGGTGCTGAGTGTGTAAGTGCCATCCGCGTTCAGTGTTGCGTTCGCAAACTGAATTATTTCGCCACCAATGATACAAGCATTCGCCCCATTGAGGACGTTCAGCATTGATGTGCTGGACAGGGCACCGCTAGACATTCTAACCGTGATTTGCGTTACCATATCCCAAGAGTACGGTGAAAACAAGGGAGAGGCGACCGCAGTAGCGACGGTGCCATACGGTGTAGAAATCAAGTCGGAGGCGATTTGCGTATAGGCCAAATCATCAGTTGAACTGAATAGCGCCCCACCCGGCCAGTTCGAGAAGCCCACAGGCGAGGACATCGCCCAGTACATCCCTGAATTCCCAAGTGAGCTGGCATCCGTATCTTGCAGCAGCGGGACGTCAAGCAAGAACAATATGGTTGGACCAACCGAGGTGATGGCACCACTGTTGAACCCGACGTTACCAGCGCCGCTGACGCTGCTAAGATATTGGCGGGCATCCTCACTCACACCAGATATCTCCATCGCAAGGTTCTGCCCGATGCTATGCTTTGCGATGCGGGCTTCAAATAGCTTGCCCTCAAATGTGAACTGAATCACGTCCGACGGGTCAATCGTGAGGTAGGAGCTGCGCCAGAGTTTCATGTCATACTGGTTGCGTTCTCCCCAAATCATTGCCAAATACTTATTGGCAATCTTCGCAGCATCATCTGCGGAGAGGGCTATGGGTAGCTGGATGACGCTTTGATTTTTAGTCTTCTTAACTTTAGCTCGGCGGTAGTGGCTCTGCTTGCCCTGTTGGTAATTCAGCGCGGGGTCATAGTACTCAACCGAGATGAGCTTCGGCAGGTCTTGCTCTTGCGCGATTGTTTCCTGTAATTTATACTTGTCATCACTGATACCGAGGTCAGCTTCCGGAACACTCACAGAAACAGATTGGCCACGAGGCACAGCCTTGAGTTTGAAATCTGTCTCAACGATATCAACAAAGTACGCGGTCAGCAGCGGTTGTAGACAAGACTTAGCATCAGATGTGCGGGTAACAGTATATCCCAGGCAATTGATGCTGGACACACCGGAAACGTCAATGTTTGATGGGTCCACATCTGCCCGCTGCAAAAGGTCTGAAATAATGTTGTCCAATGATTCCGAAGCCACAGCCTGACGGTCCAAATAAATACGATATGTCAGCGAGTCGCCGGCTGAGGCAGTGCTATCGCCAATCCACAACAAAGAATTGGAGAGTGCATCATACGCCATGGAGACAGGTATATAGCTGCCCGAAGGCTGCACAAGGGGAAACCAGCTATTTGAGGGCACCGTGTTGCTGATAGTCATTGTTCCTGCTGAAACATAAATCACATTTGCTCCGGTTGCGTCGTAGAGACGCACGATTCCATCGCCAGGAATAAGTCCTTTATAGGCTTGTGCAACCACAAATGGGTGGTCTCCGCTAAAGAATGTATTTGAAGTCAATGAGCCTAGATGGGACAGAATTGTCCCTGTCGCAATGTCAACTTTGTAGAGCGTGCGAAAGCCGGCAATGCCCGTGAACACGAGAAGACTGTTGTCTGCGGTATCCAACAAGAAGGCGATTCCAACACCATTCGTTGTTGTGTTGCCACTAAAAGCAATCGTTTGCGTGGCGGTGCCTGCTCCTCTCAAATCAATAGCAAGCCATCCCCAGTATCCCGAGGAACTGTTAACGAAATAGAATGGAAGATAAACAACACCAGTCTCGGGGTCCACGCTGAAATATACTTTATTTCCGCCCGCCCATCCGGCTCCGGCTGGGAGGTAAGGCAGGAAAGAAAAACCTGTCGGCTGGAACGGCGTGTTACCCAAAGCCAGCCTATAAAGAAATCCACTCACTGTCACCACATAAACATAGTGGGTGCCGCCTATTTCAATCGGCACGAACGCGAGGGGAATTGAATCCATCTCGTAGATAGCGGCAGCCATGAATGTGTTCGGGTCATATCGAACAGCAAACGCCGCAGTGACGTTGCCGTGTGCTGGCGTGTTGTTAAGAATCGCCGCACCCCACAGGTATCCGGCTGTGTCTACGCACGCACCTTGCCCGTCAGCATTTGGCTCCGACCAAACTATCACGTCCTGCCAAATACCAAAGCGCGGGTCTAGTACACCTTTGGCAATCACAGTCACGGCCTGCGGGCCGGCACCAATGTTGCGCCAAGTCACATGGTGGTCAGTGGTATTGTTACCCTCCGATTGCCAGGTCGGTTGAATTGCACCAGATAGAGCGTCACCAGTAACGGAGACGACTAGCTGGACGTCGCCATTCGCATCAAGAATTTCATTACCCACTGCATACATAAAACTCGCTTGCCAGGGTAGGAGTGGCAGTGTCGTCGGCACATTGATATCAATCTTCTGGACAGCTTGGCCTTCTGAATCCAATGCGTACGCCAGGCGGCGAGGGCTATCAACATAAGTGAATCCTGGGCTATCAATGTTGCCATTGTGATTCAAAAGATTTGCAGGAGGATACGCATCCTTGATATAAATCAAATTCGAGCCATTACTCAGCTCCGCTCGAATGTTTGGCAGTCTATTTCCAAAGTCGGCCAAAGGAAAATCAGTGAACATCGCGTAGCATATGCCGCGGAAAGCGGGCGTGTTTGCAATTCCCTTATCGGCTTGGATGGTCGGGTCTGGCTGCTGTGTGTTGTTGCCATTGTAAATCGTCGGCAGGAAGGATACCGTTTGCGCAATACCGTTGCTCGTGACTCCCGTATTGAGGCTCACCCCTGTTTTGTTTGTATTGTCATAGATGAGTTTTGAGTCAGCCCAGATGCGTAGAATTTGGGCCGGCCCTTCACAAAAGGCGACAGCGAACGAGCACGTGTAAACATACGTGATGCTTGCCTGCGACGGGCCACCTTTAGCGCTGGCATTCTGTGTGTTCTTTGTCTCTTTGATTGATTGAGCGTAAATCACGTTGCCGGAAACACGGAACCCACCGTAACCCCACGGGATAGGCAAACCGTCTGCGGAAGACATAACCTGAAGGTCGTTCAGCCGCGGCCCATAATTAGTCGGAAGGCGTGGTGGAAATAGGAGACCACCGACGATGTTTCCGAGCGAGAAGCCAAGCTCTGCGCCCATCAATGGGTTGCCAAGTGCGCCACCAACAATCCCACCGATGATGCCACCGGCAAGGCCGATTGCAATGCGAGCCATTAGTCTACCGTCCCTGGAAATTCAAATACGCCGACGATTCTCCGACGCCACTTCTCATCAAGAATATGCTCTTTGCACATCTTGAAACTTGGTGAATCGTAAGCATGAACAATATAGAGCACCCCGCCATATGACGTTATGATGCCCACATGAGTCGGGTCCGTGGGAGTTCGCATACACACGATGTCCCCTGGTTTCATCTCGGCGATGTTCTTGCGAACCAACCTCTCAATGCAGATTTCTAGCACTCTGGTGCCTGCGGGTTGCATCCCATAATCAGTGTACTGGTTCCCAAGCAACGGCCGACCATCCTGGCACACCACACCAAGCTCTTCACCAACACAAAGCACAACGCCAACGCAGTCCACACCTTTGGACTTTATGCGTGCTTGATGTTGAAAGGGAGTTCCAATGAACTCTCTTGCTTTGGCAATAATTTGTGCGCGAGTCGCCATAAGGGTTATCCTGGCACGCTACCATCTGAGTTCGGGTAAATTGTAATCTGGTCGGCTCCGGGGATGAATGGCTCTCCCCTGAAATTCACAATGTTAGAAAACTTGCCGCACCCTTTCGGCCCTATAGTCAGGTCACATCCGGGTGTGATTGAGAACGTATCTCCCGGTGCAATTTGGTTCTGCATGTTCTCGAATAGGATAAGAGTGGTGCCGTCCCAGGTTGAAATCTCCATTGAGAATCCAGCGTTTGCGCCAGTGAGCCAAGTGATTGTCCCCTGGTCAAACCAGCCGACAGGTGCCGGCAAAGTCGGGGTGGAAGAACCAATCATCAGCAGGCCGCTAACCGGAACAAATGTTCGCAGGTCCGTGTCCGTGTTCACCGTTCCGTTTTGCGTCCAGAGGGCGAGGTTAATTGTGCAATCGCTATCCCCGAGTTCAGCTCGGCACGTCGGTCCAAAGAGTTTTCCAATGGCAATCTGTGTTCTGTAGATGAGTCCACGAATCTCGAAGTTGCCGATGCCGTTCTTAATGACGACGTTGCCGACTGTCCCTGTCCGAATTTTCAAATCGCCTTGAGTAAGGTCCACATAGTTGACCAACCGAATTTCTACCGTACAGAAATCGTACAATCCGGCACGCAGGTCAACCTCATCAATAGCAGTGACGTCCATGAACGCGGTCACTTCTAGGTTGTCGGTTGCCAGGTCGCTGTTAGTTTCAATGGCTGACGGCGTAAACCCGGTGGCCGGCGAGTAGGCTACTGTATCAACCCCGTCGTTATAAGTAACCGGCTGGTCGTGGTCCGTGAAGCCAAGAATGACACCGTCTTGCCGCTTGATTTTCCAAAGCACGGCAAGAGTAGTCACCGAACCGGCCAAATGTCCGGCGAGCTGTGAGGAAATGACTTTCATTTATCCTTGGCTCCCACCAATAGCAATCCTAACCTCTTTGAGTGCGACACTCGCCCATGTACCGATTGGACTGCCGTCTTTAACGTCGGATTCTTCAATCTGGAGCTGCATGAGGTCCATATCGAAACGCACTGGGTAGTGAAATTGAAAATCTGCGGTGATGATATGCGTATTGGCCGGTGCATGGCCGGCGTGAAATGTCACGATACCTGTGGTCGCATCAACGCTATAAATGCTTGGACTGACGACAATACCGTTGTCATAAAGGACCACCGTATCCGGTAGGGCATTGCCCTGGTAATCCATGACGGCGCTTGTGATTGGTTTGCTGATACTTCGAATGTATGTCCGGCCACCAATCGCGTAAACCTTTTGCAACTGGAAAGCGAATGTCCCTGTTGCGCCGCCGTCGGTGCTTGAGCCAGTGCCAATAAAAGAGCCAACCGCCTTATTGTCAACATGGTCAAAGAGCCTAAAAGCATCACCCATACCGCTGACGACCAGGAAGAACGCATCTAGTAAGTCCAAGAAAGTTTGTCTGCGCCCCTCAAAAGCGGCCGGCGTAGTCAAATCAATCTGCCACTGCCCGCGGGACGTTGCCCAGTTCTTGTTGCGTTGTTCAAATCCAGATAGCCCTTCATTGGTAGTGGTGTTGAAACCGCTGCCACCAGTTGAGTTGTATGAAATTGTTCTGGGAAATTCTACTTCAAAGAATGACGACATGATTTATCCATTCCTTTGATAGGCGCGGGATGCTTGGCGGTGAACCATAGCTGCGATTTGAGACTGGCTCTTCTTGAAACTATCGGCGTCAGTTACACCGTGGAAATGGACCGACATATTCGTCGTGTGGCTGCCGCCCGTATGTAATGAGGGCAAAACAGAACCCGATTTACCTGGGACAAAGAATTCGGGATGCTTCTCACCCACTACATAAGCCTTCCCAGGTGTGACGTCGCCACCACCCGCAAGGAACCCGCCAAAGAAGTTGCCGATGCCTGAAAATATGTTGCTAAAGAATCCACCTACTTTTGAGAGTGCGCCGCCAAGCAGCCCACCACTCCCAAGCAGCCCGCCGAGCCCGCCGGATTCACTGCCACCGAGTGCGGCGCCAGCAAGTCCGCTAGCATCCATGGTGTAGATAGGGTTCGTCTTTGAACCGTCTGGCTTGCCCTCAGCACCTGGAATCAAACCACCCAGTCCAAGACCGCTCAAAAGCCCGCCCGCACCTTTGGAGACGACAGTTTGAATGCTGTTCTTGAGAATGCCCTGTTCAAGTGTTTGACCAATAGCCTTGAAGCTACCTTTGCCAGTCGTGATGAGCTTCGCAAACTCGTCCTCAACGCTGCCGATGGCCTTCAATCCGGCGCTCCCAAAGTTTGTCCAAAAGTTGTTGCCGTCCTGGACGAGTTCATTCAAGAAGCCGGCCGCTTTTTGCTGGAACGTACCGACGTCAATCGCCGCTTGGTCCCACTGCTTGCTGTTGTTCTCTATGGCTTTCTTTTTTGCCTCAGCTGCCATGAGGTAAACATCGGACTCTTTGCTAGCTGTTGCCAAGATAGCGTTATAGACAGTCAACTCATTTTGGAGCTGTAGATTCAGGTCAAGCTGCGCCGCCTTCTCTTTAATCTTGGTAGCGAGAGCTTGCTCCTCCGCCTGTTGTGCTTTGGCACCTGCCAAGTCCACTTCTTGCGAAGTCGCACCCGGCTTCGCTGCCTCTTTAATGCGGGCCGCCTGAACCGCAGCCGCAATGCGTGCCTGCGTATTCATACCGACAGCGGCCGATGACACATTCCATGCTTCCGCATCCGCATTAAGTGCGGCAACCTCTTCCTTTAATTTGATATCCAGTTTGAGGTTGGCGTTCTCTTCAGCAATGGTCCGCGCTTCAGACATCTTCTTATTGGCTTGGTCAAGCGCCGTTTTTTCAGGAGACAGGTCAGCAATATATTTACCTTGTGATGCCACTAGCGCATCATAGGCAATTTGTGCCTTATTCAGCTCTTGTGCCTGCTTTGCAATTTGCTGTTCAATCTGTGCCTTACGAATAGCCTCTCCACCCTGGTCGTAAGCCGCCGCCAGCTGACGCAGTTCATTGTTTTGAAGAGACAGGGAGTCAATGGCCTTATCAAGGCTGTCGTTTGCCTTATTGATTTGCGTCGCCGCAGCAATCTCTTGGTAGCTCGCCACAATCTTCGGCGTGTCAGCGCGAAGAGTCGAGATGAAAGATTCAAGTTGTGCTTTCTTTGCCAGCAAGTCGGCTGCCTGCTGTGTTCCGGAGGGCACACGAGTCAATTCATTCTGGACCTTAACAAGCTCTCCCTGGTAGTTCCGCAGCTCTTTGCTGATGGAAACTTGCGCATCCATCGCGGCTGCATTCAGTAAGTCTGCGCCTGTGCTGGTGCTCGTTGCCGAAGCCAGTTCGCGTTGCTTGGTCAGCCGCTCTGCCAGGCTAGCTTCAAACTCAGCTTCCTTATCCGCACCCAGCGCAGCGGGCTTTGGATTCAGCTGGTAATCATTACGCTGCTTCTCAATCTCAGCGGCTTTGCGCAGTGAAGGTAGTTGTGACTCTAGGGCGGATGCTTGTCGAATAGCGGCGGCGGTCCCGAGGTGTAGCAACTCCGTGATTTCTTCTTCCGTTCTCTTAACGTCAAATTCAGCCTGGCCGCCAGCCTTAATCAAATCAAATCGCTGTCGCAGTGCCTCAAGTAGAAGTGGGCTGTCGCCTTCTTTCTTCTTCTTAGAAGCACCAGCATCGTCACCAATACCAAACCCTGCCAAGACTTTGTTCTGCGTTGCTTTTCCGGCGCTAGCGAATGCGTCAGAAGAGACGACATAATTGACCAATAGAGCCTGAACCTGCTTGTCAAAATCGCTGATTGCCTTTGTGCCGTCGGCAAGCGCTGTGACGATTTTTGTCACAGTCGGTAGAAAAGCCTCTTCCGCCCGCACCTTTAGATTGTCAAAAGCAAGTCCAAGTTTGGTCTGCGATACAAGGAATGCTTCATTCGCTTCCTTGGCTTGGATACCAATCTTCGGTCCATACTCATCAACAAGGTTCTCAAATTCCTGCAAACCCTGCCGACCTTTATCTAGGAGGGGAATGAGGTTCAAGCCAGCGCGCCCAAAGAGTTGGACGGCATACGCCGCCTTCTGCGGACCATCTTCCATCTGGGCAAAGGCATCCGCTACTTGGTAGAGAGCATCTTTATTGTCCCGCGAAGTAACGCCCAGTTCTTTGAGCGTGAGAGCTGCTGCACCACCACCGCGGCCGATACCAATCAACGCTTGGTCAAATTTACGAAAGCCCGCAACCATTGCTTCCAGGGAAACGCCGACAGTTCCGCCCGCGGCTTGCAGTACTTGCAAGTCGTGAACGGCAATACCCGTCTTGGCTGAGGCCAGTTCTAGTTCATGGACAAGTTGAGCGCCTGAGATAGCAAGCGCCGTCATGCCCGCTGCGGCCGCAATACCGGCTGCGGCTGTCGCCGCCAGTCCAATAGCTGCCGCACCCGCGGCACCACCCAAACTCCCAAACTGGCCAGCTACCTTCGCCAGTGTTTCTCCGGTCTGGGAGAAGGTGTCACCAATAACACGACCAACATCCCCGAAGTTGCTGAGCAAACCACCAACATCCTTGCCAATACCCTTGAAGGCGTCGCCGATTTCCTTGCCAGCTTGCTTTGCCTTATAAGTGGCCTTGTCCATGCCTTCGACGAAGGCGCCCATGTTGACGCCTAGTTCGATAAGCAGGGTTCCGATGTTGATGGCCATGAACTATCTCCGGTTGAAAATCTTCTTTGAGAAAATGCTCTTGAGGTGAGCGGCTTGTTGCTGCGGCGTCATCTTCGTCAAGTCCATCTTCTCCTCTTCCGCGTTAGGATTCCCACCAGGGACAAAGTCCCAGGCGTTGACAGGTTTGTAATCTTCACCGCGGCACATTGACGTGTTGTAAATCGCCGACGCCACGATACCCGCACGGTAGAATTCTCTGCGGTCGTCCTCGCGCTTACGGTCAAGCAAAAGTTCAAATTGAGCCGAGGTCAACCGCATGAATTCCGCGTCTGTGAGCTGTAAATCGTATCGAGCAATAGCCCACAGGTCTAGCAGCGAAAGTCTTACGCCGCTACAGGGGTCGCCGGACTCGCCAAAGGGCTTGGAGCCGCAAGCTCTTCCCCTCGTGCTTTCGCTTCAACAGCCTTACGAGCTGCTTCAGCCGCATCACGGATACGCGCTTGCTGGTCGTCAGGGAGGGACTTGATGAAGGCTTCGGAAACCGCGTCACTAACTACCGCAGCATTCCGGTGAGTAATCATTGAGCCCAGAACCTGCCGCCCTGCATCAGTTGCATATTCGGGATGGTAGGCCAGGACGCCGGCCCAGAACATCGTCAGGGTAATACCGGCCGTGAGATGATTGAAGATAGCTCCGGTGAGCAAACTCCAACCAGTTTTCTCTTCGATAAGAGCAAGTGCGTTGAAGTCGTAGCACAAACGAAACGAGAGCATCTCCCGTCCAGCATCGCCTTCGACTTCGAGAGTGAAGGGATAATTTGGAGTGAGACGCAATTTGAGAGTTGCCGCCATAAGACACCTTTCTTGTTAGGATTGGAGGGCGGGTGCATCCCGCCCTCTAGTCCTACGGTATCGTGTTAGGGCTCGCGAGGCTGTCCGGATTAGAATCCGGCAACAGCGCCCGTGATTTTCAGCTTGCCCGAGATGGTGGCTTCTTTGTCCAGGGGCAGGTTGTGTTCGAGCGATGAAACATAGGCGCTGAACGTGATGACGCCGAGAGAATTCGGCAACGTCACCTGCCACTTAATCAAAGCGCCAGTGTTGAAGAAGCCGAGCAGTGCCTGTTGCGACAGGTCTGTGGGAATGTAATTCCCAGTGAACGAAACTTCACCCGAGTCGGCGAGGGTCGTGAGCCACTCTTTGAAGACTCCGGATTCGTAGTTCGTCACGTCGGCCAAGTCAAACTTGGCACCAGTGAAGTTGATTTCTTTGATTTCGGCGAGCTGTTGGAAGCCAACCGAAACAAACTGTTCAAAGCTGATGACTGTTCCCCGCGGCGAAAAGGCCTGTGAACCAGTATAAGGCATGGCTATTCTCCTGTTGCTTCTTAGATTCTTTACTCACCCGTTCGGCGGAGCGGGCGTTGTCCTACTTTGGTGCCTGGCCTGCGTCTCGTTTAGGCGGTGTCTATGTAATGGAAGGCGAAGTCCAGGTGGCACGCATATATCGTGCCATGTGGTACTGACTCCGCATCATCCGCCTCAAGCTCTAACATTACATTCTCAACCGGAGTCGCGTCCGCGTCGGGGAATGTACCAACAAAGCTCGCAAAAATCTTCTTAATGACTTCGCTCACGTGCACGGCATCAGACTGACTGGCAGCGTAAACGCTGAACCTGAATCGCGACTTGTGGAAGCGGTTCGCTCCCTCAACCAGCGTATAAATCGGTGCTCCTGAAACCCTAGCGTACGAAATATAAGGCAGCGTCGCGTCACCCGGAGCCTGCATCGGGAATATGCCGTTGGTCTTATCACCTCGGGTCGTCCCAAGCAGCGCCGTCAAAGAGGACTGCGATTTCAAATATGCGTACAGTCCTTCTTGAAACATTCCATGCTCCTCCGGAGTACGGAGGCGGTGTTACGTCTTCTTCGCCTCGGCCTCAACAGTGCTTTTCAACTTGTCAACAATGACGTTCAAAACCTTGTCCCTAAGTTTCTCCCAGGTTTGGGTCATAAATGGTTTCTTGCCCATGCGTGTCGTTCCAAATTCAAGGAACCGCACGACGCTCGCAACTGAAATACGGCCGACGTTAAACTTCTTGCCGGTCTTACTGTTAATCTTCTCCCGGTAGCCGCCTGCAACATCGGGGTAATCAATATGGCCTTCAGGTCCAATAAATGCCGCGCCTGAGATATCCTTGCCCTTCATGCTCAAACGAATACCAAAATGCTCGCTCAAAAATCCTGTATCCTTTGGGGCACTTTCTACAAGCCCACTTTGAACAACAACAGCACCGGCACGTAGGGCACCACGCAAACCGTTCTTTGCTACCTTCAGCGGGAGCTCTTCTAAGGTTCTTTGAACCTTGTCTAGACCGATGAGTTTGAAATTGACAATCTCATCAGCCATTGGCTGCTCCTGAGTCATTCACTTCAGTACAAACCAAGACGAGCAACTTGTTCTGTCCTGTCGGATTCAGTACCGCTTCAATCTGGAATGTGTGGTCTTTGCCAGTAAAATCCTGCCACCAGACTTTCATCTGCGTGGTTGGCTCAAACGTCCTTGGATGCCGTATGACAATCCAATGTGAAGCCGTGGCTAGGAACTGGTTCGCCGCAAGTGTTGCGGAACCAGTCCAAGCGTCCACACTAGCCCAACACGTCAGCGCCACAGACCACTGAGAACGCTTATCGGCATTGACACCGCCCATCCCGTCTTGTGTACCTGTCGGCGAGACGATTTGGACGCGGTGCCGCAACTCCCCTGCCGCAATTTCACTCGGTAGCCGGCGCGCCATATTATCCTCGTGTGGGACTCTGGTCCATAATTTT